GAATTAGAAAAAGAAGTTTCCATCAAAGCATCAAAAGCAGTTGGTGGTATTCTTACTGGTGTAGATTTGATTCCATCTAAAGATAGAGAGAAAGAACCACCATATGTATTAGAAGTTAATTCAAACCCTGGCCTTACAGGTATTGAAAAAATTAATAAAGGTATTACTGCAATGGTGTTTAAATATTTCAAAAATCGTGATAACTGGTCTTGACATTTTTACTAAAAGATGATATAACTATAACATGAGTTTTTATACAAATGCTCTCCAATGGGGGAATTTTCTCCTGTTGAGGGAAGTGTCAAATGGCCAGAGAGTAAATAAAAGGATTAAATATTCCCCAACATTATATTCTCTTGTTGAAGAACCTACGCCATATAAAACTTTAAATGGTGATTTCGTTTCTCCAGTAAAATTACCTACAATGAGAGAGGCCAAAGAATGGGTTGAACAATATAAAAACCAACCTGATTTAATATTTGGAAATACTCAATATGCATATTGTTATTTGTCAGATACGTACAAGGGAACTATTGATTGGAATATTGATCAGCTTTTAATTGTAACTATTGATATTGAAGTTCAATGTGAAAATGGATTTCCTTCTGCATTTCTTGCTGAAGAAGAGATGTTGTCTATTACAGTTAAAAATCACCAGAACAAAAAGATCGTTGTGTGGGGTATTGGTAAGTTTAAAACTGATCGTGAAGATGTAACTTATATTGAGTGTGAGAGTGAGAAACATCTGCTCAAAGATTTTCTTGTGTTCTGGGAAAAACATCAGCCAGATGTTGTTACAGGTTGGAACACAGAGTTTTTTGATATTCCCTATCTTTGTAATCGTATTAAAAAGGTATTTGATGAGGAAGAGGTAAAACGTCTTTCTCCTTGGAAAAGTGTACAACCACGTCAAGTATATCAAATGGGGCGTAATCATCAAGTATATAATATACAGGGGATTGCTGCTTTAGATTATTATGATTTGTATCGGAAGTTCACATATTCTGCTCAAGAATCTTATCGATTAGATCATATTGCAAAAGTAGAATTGGGAGAACAAAAGGCAGGGAATCCTTTCGATACATTTAGAGAGTGGTACACAAAAGATTTTCAATCTTTTATTGAGTATAATATCGGTGACGTTGAACTTGTTGATAAATTAGAAGACAAGATGAAACTAATTGAATTATGTTTGACTATGGCATATGATGCAAAAGTTAATTTTACTGACGTTTTAGGTACGGTTCGTTACTGGGATATTCTTATATATAATTATCTTAAAGAAAAAAATATAGTTATTCCACAGAAAAAACAACATGAAAAGTTTGAAAAGTTTGAAGGTGCTTATGTAAAAGATCCACAAGTGGGAATGCATAAGTGGGTAATGTCATTTGATTTAAACTCTCTATACCCACACTTAATTATGCAATACAATATTTCACCAGAGACATTAGTTCCCAGTGAAAAGAAAGAAGGATTAGTTGATAAGATTTTAAAGGGCGAATTAAAGAACGAAACTGAACATTGTATGACTCCAAATGGTGCATATTTTCGAAAAGATAAAAGGGGATTTTTGCCAGAACTAATGGAGAAAATTTATGATGATCGTGTTACGTATAAAAAGTTACTTCTTGAGACTCAACAGAGATATGAAGATACAGGTGACAAGAGTCTTCTCAAGGATATATCAAAGTATAACAACATTCAGATGGCAAAGAAGATATCCCTTAATAGTGCGTATGGTGCTATTGGGAATCATTGGTTTCGCTATTTCAATTTGTTGGTCGCTACAGCAATTACAACGTCTGGTCAGTTATCTATACGATGGATTGAAAAGACACTTAATAAATATCTTAACAAAATTTTAGAAACTAAAGGAGAGGATTATGTCATTGCTTCAGATACAGATTCGGTGTACATCACTTTTGATTCTTTGGTTAGCAAAGTCTTTGGTGAGGGAACAGAAACTAGCAAAATTATCTCGTTCTTGGACAAAGTGGCAAAAGATAAGCTGGAACCATTTATCAATAGAAGTTATACAGACCTTGCTGAAGTGGTTGGAGCCTACGAACAAAAAATGAATATGTCACGTGAGGTGATTGCCGATAAGGGTATCTGGACTGCAAAGAAACGATATATTTTAAATGTTCATGACAGTGAAGGGGTTCGATATAAAGAACCACATTTAAAAATTATGGGTATTGAGGCGGTCAAGAGTTCTACTCCAGCACCTTGTCGAAAAAAGATTAAGGAAGCATTAGATATCATAATGAATGGTGATGAGAAGGAACTGAACACTTTCATACAGGATTTTAGAGAAGAATTTATGGAATTACCTCCAGAGGAAATTGCTTATCCTAGAAGCTGTAATGGACTAGCAAAATGGACTACGGAGCATAATCTTTTTAGGAGGGGCGCTCCCATCCATGTTAAAGGCGGAATTTTATATAATCACCTCGTTAAAAAACATAATTTGGGAAACAAATATCCCAGCATACAAGAAGGCGATAAAATTAGGTTTTTGCATTTGCGAATTCCTAACATATATCAGTCTACCGCATTTTCGTTCATAACAGATATGCCAAGAGAGCTTAATTTGATGGATAAGATTGATACTGAACTTCAATTTGAAAAATCATTCGTTGAGCCTCTTAAATTTATAACTGACAAGATGAACTGGTTAATTGATGGCAGCTACGGTACACAAGGCAGTTTAGAGGATTTCTTCGCATGATATTGAATCGTGATGATGCTCTTTATGCATCGAATATATTTCAAGATTATTTTAGTAATTTTGGCAGAATAGATGATTATTTACGTAAAATAAAAATAGAAAGAATGTCAAATTATCCAACAGCTTTGCCTGGAATGGGTCCACAAGATGATATGTTTGATGATTTTTCTATGAATCCTAATGACATGGATTTTAAGGTAGAGAAGGTTCCTACTGAGGTCTTTGTTAGTTATCTAGAGATTACTACCTCTCATGCTGTTGAGGCGTCTATACCAGGCAAATCTATAAAATGGCTTGTGAGAGAAAAGAATACAAATAAGATAGTTGGATTTATTCGTTTTGGTTCTCCAACTATTAACTCCAAACCAAGAAATATTTTTTTAGGAAAACCGCTTGATACTTTGAATGAAGAAGTAATGAAAAGATTTAATGATTCTTGTATTATGGGTTTCACAATTGTTCCAACACAACCGTTTGGATTTAATTATCTTGGCGGTAAATTGTTAGCAGGAATTTGTTGTTCTCATTTAACAACAGATTCACTAAATAAAAAGTATGGCGGGCCTTTTTGTATGTTTGAAACCACGTCACTTTACGGTACATCGAAAGCTTCGTGTCAATATGATGGGATGAAACCATTTTTAAGATTTAAAGGGTTGACAGATTCAGATTTTGCTCCTCTAATTAACGATGAGAATTTTTCAACTTTAAATGAATGGTTTAAAGAAAGAAATGACGGAGAATTATTAGTACATAAAGAAGCTAGTTCAAGGAAGCTGAAGACCCAGACACGAATGATTTCCATAATTAAGGCCTCGCTAAAGAATACGGATGAACAAACTTTTGACACATTTTCGAAAGTTGTAGATGGTGCTAAGGGATTAACAGAGAAAAAAAGACAGTACATGTCGGATTTTGGATATGAAAATGTAAAGGAATATTTTAATCTTGAAACTGATGTATTAAAGAAAAAAGAGAATTATGATCGCTACCAATTTGAAGAAGTTGTTAAATGGTGGAAAAATAAAGCAGCAAGAAGATATGAAACTCTCAAAGAAGAAAATAGGATTAGAACGAAGATAGAAGTTTGGAATACAAACTTAGATATTGATATTATTAGGTGAAATAGATGGTAGATTTTTTAAATAAAATAGTAAAAGAAGTGGGCAATGAATATGCATCCCTTGTAGCTGATGGAATAGAGGCGGGTGATACTGAAGCTTTTATTGACACTGGCGCATATATTTTTAATGCGTTGTTAAGCGGGAGTTTGTACGGAGGATTGCCAGATAATCGCATAACGGCACTTGCTGGCGAAAGTGCCACTGGGAAGACCTACTTCCTTATGGGGATAGTCAAGAGTTTTCTTGATAAAGATCCCAATGCTGGAGTTATATATTTCGAGTCCGAGAGCGCTCTCACCAAATCGATGATAGTATCAAGAGGCATTGATCCTACTAGAATGGTGATAATGCCGGTTACAACCGTACAGGAATTTAGAACTCAGTCTCTCAAGATTTTAGATGCATATCTTGAAACGGAACGTAAACCATTATTTCTTTGCCTGGATAGCTTAGGTATGTTATCAACTACAAAGGAAGTAGAGGATACTGCTGAAGGCAAAGAAACAAGAGACATGACAAGAGCACAAGTTCTGAAGGCTGCATTTCGTGTGTTGACTTTAAAACTAGGAAGAGCAAAAGTGCCTATGGTGATAACTAACCACACGTATGACGTAGTGGGTTCCATGTTTCCTCAGAAAGAAATGGGTGGAGGCTCTGGACTTAAATATGCTGCTTCTTCGATTATCTATCTGTCAAGAAAGAAGGAAAAGGACGGCACAGAAGTTATTGGCAATATCATTCACTGTAAGAATCATAAGTCACGGTTGACTGTAGAGAATAGAATGGTTGATGTTAGATTGACCTATGATAAAGGACTTGATCGATATTATGGATTGCTGGACCTCGCAGAAAAATATGAGGTGTTTAAGAAAGTGTCTACTCGTTATGAGTTACCTGATGGGACAAAGACTTTTGGCAAGACAATTATGAACGATCCAGAAAAGTACTTCACAGAAGAAATCATGGAGAAACTTGAAGAGTGTGCTGGTAAGGAGTTCAAGTATGGATCATCTATGTAGAATTTACAAGGATGTCTTATCTCCCGAAGTATGTAAGAGCATGATTGAGAAATTTGAAAATCATCCAGAACAATATGAACAATGCCATGAAGGTGGGATGCATTTTTCTCAAATTAAATTACAAGGACATCAGGAATGGGGTGAGGAAGTAAAAATTATATTAGAGGTGTTTTTGAAACACTTAAAGGAATACAAAACGATTTGCCTAAACGGTCCTTGGCAGTTACCAGAAAAATATACTTTTGAGGAAGTTAGGATGAAAAGATATTTACCTGATGGCAAGGATGAATTTGGAGATCATGTTGATGTGACCGATTATGAAAATGCCAGACGATATCTTGCATTCTTTTTATATCTAGATAATAATTATGATGGTCAAACCCTATTTCGGATAAAGGGATATCATTGGTCTTCACCTTGCATTCAAGGCAATCTTCTAATATTTCCACCCCTGTGGCCTTGGGTTCATGCTGGTAGAAAACCAACAAAAGTACCAAAATATATCGTAGGAAGTTATTTACATTATGTCTGATATAAAAGATAGTTATACTTTTGTTACAGATAAGAAAAGTTCTTGGACTTGTGTGGGAATTAGAGGGGGAATATATGATGGCGTTGTTTACAAATATGGTAAAGTTTCTTTGCCTGAAAAAGAAAATGACGATGGAACCTTGCAATTTAAGTTTGAATATGATATAGTAGATGCAAATGGATTAGATAAAGATTTTTTTCGTAAAGATTTTTTTGATCTTATTGGTGATATCCTTGTTGATATAATAGAT